CTTTCGTTAGGTGACAAGATTGATGTATTAGTTTACAGTCAAAGTATTAGCTCAACTGCCTACTACGAAATACCTACTAACCTTGATCACAATCCATTAAATGAAAATTTTAATAGTATTACACTTGGTCAAATTCGTAAACACTACAATAAACTAATTGAAAATACAACTGTTAGTCAATCAGTACAACGTCCTGTGCAGGATATTAATTTAAAAGCACAAGGCGGTCTGCTATTACAACATGATAGTCCTGCAATCTACGCAATGACTTTTATGAATGACCAATCGGTTAATTTTGTAACTTCGATTGCCTATGCACGTAAAGAATATCAAAGATTTAAAAATAAATTTTTAAGCCTTTGCGAAACACTAACAACTTTGGATTATACTGATCCAGCCGCTGGTGTTAACGCAATCTTAAAAAATATCAACTCAGTTAAGAACTCTAGTTTTCCTTGGTACTATAGTGATATGGTTCCGTATGGTAACGAATATAACGAAATAGTATATACTGTTCTTAATACCAGACAAACTAATTACGAAATTAGTTCAATATTTGATGATACAGCGTTAAGTAATCGTGCGGTGTTGGTATACGTAAATGGCACACAGCTTATTAAGGGCGTTGATTATACATTTAATAGTCTAGCACCATCAATTGTTTTATCTATGACATTGAACATTGGTGATATACTTGTAATACGTGACTACTATAACACTGACGGAAACTTTATTCCTGAGACTCCTACTAAACTAGGCCTGTATCCAAAATTCACACCTGAGATTTTTATAGATACAACTTACTTAGCACCCACAGAAGTGCTTAGAGGTCATGATGGTAGCTTAACTCCTACCTTTGGAGACTTTAGGGATCAGTATTTGTTAGAACTTGAGTTACGCATTTATAATAACATCAAAGCAGATTATAAAAATAACACCTTGGATCAGTATGATACTATCCCAGGAAAATTTAGATCCACGGACTATAGTTTAGGCGAGTGGAATAGATTATTAACTCAAAATTTCTTATACTGGGTAGGAACCAACAATGTTGACTATGCAACAAACAAATGGTTTGATGCCGGTAACCCATGGACATGGAATTATAGTCAATTTACCAATAATGTAGATGGTGCTAAATTGCCAGGCAGTTGGAGAGCAATTTATAACTATTGGTTTGATACTACCAGCCCTAATTTATTCCCGTGGAGTATGCTAGGTATCAGCGATGAACCTGCATGGTGGCAAGATCGTTATGGTCCAAGTCCGTATACCTCGGGCAACGCCACATTGTGGGAAGACCTCGAAGCTGGTTATATATGGAATGGTAGTAACTCAGCAGCCTACTACGACACACGATTTGCTCGTCCTGGGCTAGCTACTTTTATTCCTGTTGATACAGCAGGCAACTTATTGCCGCCAACTGCAATTGGTATTATAAAAGAATATAGCAACCGTAGCATAGATAGTAAGTTTGCGGTTGGACAGCAAGGTCCTGCGGAAACAGCTTGGCGCAGTAGCAGTGACTATCCCTATGCAGTACAACAAGCACTTGCATTGGCAAGGCCGGCAAAATATTTTGCCAGTCAGTTGGATACTAGTAGATTTTACTTTAATCCAGTTACTGGACAATTTTCTAATACTGTAAATCAAAAAATTACTCCAATGAGCTTGGCAGTTAATGGAGATACGACTACAGGAACTACATTACGTACAAGTGGATATATTAACTGGATTGCCGATTCAATTAAAAATCTTGGCATTGACCCTGTTACTAAGCTAAACACGTATTACCAAAATTTATCTGTACAATTGGCCTATAGATGCAGTGGCTTTACAGATAAAAAACTTATATCAGTTAGTGCAGAACAAACTAGTCCTGGTAGTGTAAATGCCAGCGTTATTATTCCGGATGCTAACTATGAAGTTTATCTAGGTAAACCTATCCCAAATCGCACAATTTCATATAGTGCTGTGGTTGTAGAACGCAACGAAGCTGGGTACTCTGTCAGAGGATATAATACTACAGATCCATTTTTTACAATTTTACCTAGCATTGCTAATAATAATGTAGAAACAGTTACAATTGATAATTTATCTGTAAAAATATATCAGGACAGTAGTACACAGTCAATTACTATACCCTACGGAACTACATTTGCTACAGCACAACAAATAGCTGACTTTTTAATCAGTTATGAAAGACATTTAACGGCACAAGGTTTTCTTTTTAACACATTTGATAACGATCTTAGTACAACTAGAAACTTTAGATTAAGTATTAATGAATTTTTATTCTGGGCACAGCAAGGATGGGATCACAATACATTGATCGTATTAAATCCGGCGGCAACAAGAATTATTGTTAATTCGTCTGGGTCAGTCGTTGACGAGATCAACAACATGCTTGGACAAGGGTTAGTGATAGATCAAAATTATGTACCTATTAGAAGCAATCACTTTAACATTATTAGAGTTGATTCGCCTGTAGTTAATAGATTTCAATTTGACACCGTTAACAGTTCTACCATTGGTCTAATCAAATTAAACCTTGTACAAAATGAAAGTACATTGATATTTGACAATGTTGATGATTTTGGCGATGTAATTTATATTCCTGAGCAAGGTGCTAGGCAGTATAGATTAAAAATAACAGGTGCTAAAACAGGTACCTGGACAGGCGCAGTTAGCCCAACAGGATATATGTATAGTAATCCTGCCATCAACTCGTGGGAGTCCGGTAAAGACTACCGTATGGGTGACCTTGTGGTTTATAACGACGCATACTATACTGCCAGCATGGATGTTACTGCCAACGACGCATTTAATGTTACACTATGGACTGAAATTCCTTATAGTTCTATACAAACAGGATTGTTGCCAGCATTGGGCACAAATGCTCAAGAATTTAACAATATATACGACATTGACAATCCTCCTGACAACGAACAACTACAAATGTTTAGTTCAGGTCTAATAGGATTCCGCGAGCGTTCATACCTAACTGATTTAGGTATGAGCATACCAACACAGACAAAATTCTATCAAGGATACATTAAACAAAAAGGTACACAAAACGCCATTGATGCATTAACCAAAGCACAGTTTAATAATATCAACAGTACTATTAGTACCTACGAGGAATGGGCGTTCCGTGTTGGTGTATACGGCGATGTAAACAATAATCAGTATAGAGAGTTTATACTAAACCAAAGTTTATTTAAAACTAATCCAGTGGCATTTACCTACGCCGATACGTACAGCACTGGCAACATTGTTGTTGACTTGGTACAGTCCAATATATACACATCAAGCAATTTAACTACAACAAGTACACAGTTATATAACGATCGTGTAAACAGTTCGTATATAAATGATTTGCCTAATTGCGGATACGTTAATGTACAAGATGTTGATTATCAGATATTTGATATTACCAAAGTTTCTACAATTGATAACCCACTGGTTGGCAAAAAGATCTGGGTAGCAAAAGATTATAATGACAATTGGAATGTGTTGCGTATTAATGCAACTGGTAGCCAAGCTGTTAAGATAGTCTACACACTTGATAACTATGCTAAATTGTCTTTTGATAATCCACATAGTTTTACTAGTAACGACTACTTTATTTTAGAAAACTTTAATCCGTTATTTGATGGATTATATCGAATTGTAAATGTTCCGGATTTGTTAAGTGTTACTATAGAACTTGACGATCCAACAAAACTAATTTCAACTAGCGGACGTGCAGTTGGTGATGGAGTAGTGTATAGTCTTGACTCTGCGGTTGTTGATCATATTTCTAATTTAGAATCTGTGCGCCCGATGCATGGTTGGAAAGCACACGATCGCATTTGGGTTAACAATGCCAAACAAGATGGTTGGGGTGTTTACACTTATACACGCCCTTGGGTATCTAATGTCAGCGTAACAGTTACAGCAAACACAGTTACAGCCAATGACCAATTTGGTTCAGCAACTGCTATAAGTTCCAATGGACATTGGTTATATGCAGGTAATCCTGGTAATAAGAGTGTGCAGGTATTTGCTAATGTCAACTACGACTTTACTTCAGCTGAAACAATCAGCAATGTAAATGCCGGCTTTGGTAGCAGTATTGATACACAGTCCAATTTAGTAGCAATTGGTGCACCTACTGCTGGTAATGTACATGTTTACTATAACAACAACGGTACACACACTAAATTACAAATGTTGCATTCAGCAAATGCCAGCGGCAACTTTGGTGCTAATGTAGCAATTAGTGCCGATGGGCATTGGTTATATATAAACGAACCAGCGGTATCTCAGGTGCAGGCTTACTATACAAGCAATGTAGCTAGTGCAGCCAGTTATACATTGGTGTCAAGTCTAACTGTTAATGCCACAGCAATCAAAACTGATAGCACTGGCTCACGTTTATTTGTTGGCGCAGCCGGTGATACCAATGTCAACATTGGCAACGGTAATGTATATGTTTACACAAGAACTGCTAATGCATTTACATTGGGACAAACTCTGAGTAGTCAATACAAAAACATTGACGCTGGATTTGGTGCAAGTTTAGCAGTAGACAGCACAGCGGGCAACCTTTTTGTAGGTATACCAAATAGTTTAGCCAGCGGTAATGCCAATGGACTAGTTGAGCGTTACACATATACTAGCGGTAGTTATGTATTCAAAGAAGCTATTGTACACCCCGATGCAGAAGTTGGGCAGTTTGGTAGTAGTTTAAGTGTCACTGGCGATTCAGAATTATTGGCTGTAGGTAGCTCTGGTAGTGCAGCCAAAGAAGACACAACCTTTGATGGCGACGCATTGTCAATTGATGCTGGTACAACATACTTTGTTGACTTAGTGGCCAACAGTGGAGCTATATATCTATTTGAGCCAATCATTGATCAAACTGTTATTGGTGATTTAGGATATTATTCTTATACCGAAGACTTATCTGCACAAGTAGATTCCGGCGATCAATTTGGCGCCAGCGTTACTGTAACCAGAGACGTATTAATGGTTGGTGCTCCGGGCACAAATAATTCTGCTGGCGATATTCAAATTTATGAAAACGTTACTCAATCTTGCTCGTGGGAATTGTCAAGACAACAACAAGCTCGTGTTGATATTAATAGCATTGGTCGTACATTTATCTACAATAAAACAGATAACAATATCTTAGCGGCCATTGATTTTATAGATCCTGCTAAAGGCAAAGTATTATCAACGGTAGAACAAGATATTGATTATAAGCACCCATATGATCCAGCTCTTTATAACGCCGGCACAGGTGTAGTACACGAAGACTTCCACTGGGGACCGGCACAGATTGGAAAAATTTGGTGGAACTTAGATAGTGTACGTTACATAGACTATGAACAGGATGCATTAATTTATAGACTTAATCATTGGGGACAAGTATTCCCTGGTAGCGAAATTAATGTATATGAGTGGGTTGAAAGCACAGTATTACCAAGCAGATACACAGGAACAGGCACTCCGTTGCACACAGATGACAGCGCATATAGCACCTACGGCTACGTAGATCAAAGTGGTGCTGTTAGATTAAAATATTATTTCTGGGTGCAAAATAAAAACACCATTAACTACGATGCAGGAAAATCAAATAGCGCATACAGCATTGCCGCCGCAATTGAAAATCCAGCAAGTCAAGGTGTGCCTTACGCTACAGTACTACGCAATGATACTATAGCAATATACAATATCAAGAACAAACTGGTTGGTCAGAATAGTGTTATACATTTAGGTAACAAAGCAGTAGATTCAGGATTAATCCATAGTGAATATGCATTAGTACAAGAAGGAAATCCTGCAAGCACAATTCCTGACGTAATTAAACACAAATTAGTTGACAGTTTAGCTGGACAGGATTTATTTGGACAAACAGTTCCAGATCCTGTATTAACTCCAGCACAGAGTTACGGTATTGATATACGACCAAGACAAAGTATGTTTGTTAACAGAGATTTAGCGTGGTCCAACTACCTTGACTATGTTAACACTATTTTGGCTTCGTACCCAATTATTGAACGCAGAGTGCTAACAACATTGAACAGTAGCGAACCTGCACCAAATTCTTTAACTGGTTCGTATAATCAAATTGTTGCAACAAAAGAAGATCTTGGTTATCTAAATACCGCAAACTTTGATGTTGGATATAAAATCTTAGTTGAAAACGACAACACACAAGATACCAAGTGGGCCATTTACTCTTGGTCCGGCACAGCGTGGGCAGTATCTCAAGTGCAAAGTTATAAGACTAGTTTGTATTGGACACCAATAGACTGGTACGAATCAACATATGATCCTACACGTATCCTGGACGTTACAGTAGCTAATCGCATTGATCTAGGTAAACTTACATTAGTAGCTGATACTTATATTAAAGTATTAGACAATGGTGCAGGCGAGTTTGCAGTTTACTACGTCAATGAAGCATTAACTACTACCCTGGTAGGAATTCAAAACGGCACATTGCAAATTGATACTACTGCTATTCCTGCAAAGGAAAAGCGTCAAATTGCAACAGCAATTCAAAACGAAATCTTCATTGAGGACTTGTCGTCTGATTATAATACCTTGTTCTTTATAATGATCAAGTATGCCTTAACAGAACAGAAAAATCTTGATTGGGTATTTAAAACTAGTTTCATCAGTGCCACACAGTATATTAGAAAACTTATAAAGTTTCCTGCGTACATTGCTGACAATCAAAACTATTATCTTGATTATATAAACGAAGTTACTCCCTATAGAACAGCCGTGCGTGAGTTTGTAATTGATTACATTGGCAACGATAGTTACGGCGGAGATGTAACTGACTTTGATGTACCTGCTTACTATGATAAAACATTAAAAATGTATCGTAGCCCAAGCGGCGAGCAAAGTTATGATCCATTATTGTTAACGGAAAATTTATACTACAATTGGTATAACAATTACAAGTATAAAGTAGTTGATATTATCATTGAAGACGCCGGTGAAGGTTATTTATTTGCCCCTGAAATTGTTATCTACGGCGGCAATGGTACAGGAGCTAAGGCATATTCGACTGTTAACGCTAACGGACAGTTATCCAACATTTATATAACCGACGGCGGCAAAGATTTTACTACAATTCCAGAAATCAGAATCAATGGTACTGGAACCGGCGCCCGTGCTCGCGCAGTATTACGCAACATTTACGATGGTGCTAACCAAGGACACAACGTAGTACGTAGTATTAACACTACACTGAAGTTTGACCGCATTAGCTATACTGCGGCAAATACTTTTGTATTTTGGGATACACTAACAGCTAATACTAGTATTGGTAATGTAATTCCAGCTAATACCATTTTAGTAATAAACAGCAAGTTATACAACTTGGCTAATGCTTATACTATCACTGGTAATACTATTACTGGATCGGTTGATTTCCCAATTGACTTCACTACACAAGTACACGAAGGTGATTTTAACAACGCCAACGATCGTATTATTTCAACACAAGGTAATATTGATCTACGTATAACACAATCAGGCCTAAGTTATCCTGGTGTAATCATCGACGGCAATACTTACATTGGACAAGAACTTGATGCTATTGTAACTAGTAGCTATGCAGATAACTTAGGTATTGATCCTGGTGCTATATTTGTAGATGGTGGTGCATACGTAGATACATTTAGCAGTTATGCACCCGATGAGTTAGTTCCTGGTCGCATGTACGATAGTTTAAATTTAACTGTTATTCAAAATATTGATCCAGAATTCTTAAAATTCAGATTCCTGGACAATATGAATGAAGAACATTCGTTCTTGCGTATTGCGGCAGCAAATACAACAGTATTGTCTAGTAATTTAAGCATCCGTGATACAGAAATTTTAGTTGCTGATGCTGACAAATTACCTAAACCAGATCCTGATTTAGACATACCTGGATATGTATTCATTAACGGTGAAAAAATTACCTACTGGAGAAACTATAGTCTAGAAACTCCAACTGCATGGTCTGCTAATACTGTAATTGGCACAGCAACTTTGGTAACAAACGACGGGCATGTAGGCAATACTTATATTACTACCGGCAACGTATATGCACCTAATGTACCGTGGACAGCTAATGTAGCATATAATATTAATGCCAACATTTACTATAGTGGCAACAGTTACATTGTAACTGGTAATGCTCGCGCCCCATCGTTTGCGGCAATTGAGGCCAACTTAACATTACTATACGCAGGCGAAAACTCTGGATTTAACACAATTAAATCTAATGTACGTCGGGTTAGTATTAATACAATCGCACAATTACGTCGCGGGGTAGATGGAACATATACACCAAATGTTCATGTAGCAGGATCTAGTGTAGTTGATGCTAGCCAGCAACAACTTATCCCCGGCACAACATTGGGCAATATTTTAGTAACTGCCAACACCGCATATAAAGCAACCGACTTAGTAAGTTACGGTGCAAACTTAACTTCAATTATCAGCGCAAACATTGGTGATGTTATTAGTCAACGAAACATTGTAAGTACCTGGACTGCTAATACCTATGTATTAACAGGTGAATACACTTACAATAGCTTAGACGGATACTCATACATTACATCTGGCAACGTATTTGCACAGTACTTTGCTAACATTAGTGCTAATAACAATCCAGTATGGACTGCTAATACTGCAATTACATCTACTACCATGTACTATAGTGGCAACACTTATCACGTAACTGGTAATGTGTATGCTCAATATTTTGCCAACGTTAGTGCTAACAACAATCCAGTATGGACTGCTAACACAGTAAGTAATTCACAGTTTGTATACTATAGCGGCAATACATACCAAGTTAAAGGCAATGTGTATGAATCAACATTTGCTAATGTAGTAAGTTCTGGTAATGCTGTACTGGCATTTGGTAGTACAGCGGTTAACTTGTTATTTGCTGGTAATGTAGCAGCCAATGTAGCATTTGCTGGAAATACCATAACAATTAGTACCATGCGAGTACTAGAAACTGTAAGCAATGTTAAATCAATTCCAGTACTGCTAGTTAGCGGAAGCATTGAAGGTCTACCAGAGTTATTTGATGGTAATGTAAACGGTAACGTTGGATTTGATAGCCAAGGCTTTGACAATACTGTGGGTACAATATTTGTTAATGACACACAAACTATTGCATATATAACCAGCGATTATATATTAGGAACAGTTAATGCCGGCGGATTTGCCAACGTGTACGCAGATACTAGACTGCTACAAGGTAATATTTGGTACAATCCAGGCGTTGGCTACGCAACTAACGGAACAGGAATAGTTAACAGTACCACAGTACAAGCAGAATTCTTGAAGGCAAGTAAGGGCTAAACGCACATGATAAATACTGATAACGATCGTTCCGAGAACGCAAATTTAAACAAAATAGAGGAAAAAGCAGTGGAAAATACTATGAAAAAACCAGACGAAAATTCTGGAATCTATGTTAGAGGACACATCAAAATATTTGATCCCAAGTCAGGTGAAGTTTATATCGATAAACCTAACGCAATCCACTATGAAAATTTCTCTGTAGCTTTAGCCAACAGTATTGGTAACAAAGGTCAAAACTTTATTTACGAAATGACTTTTGGTAATGGTGGCACCAGTGTTGATACCACAGGTATTATTACTTACTTGCCTACAAACACAGTAGGTCAAAATGCTAGTCTATACAATCCAACATACAGTAAGATTGTAGACAATACTGCTATTGCCAATGCTGATCCTTCAAACAACAAAATTACAATCACACATATTCCTGGTACAGTTTACACAGATATTTTAATCAGCTGTTTATTAGACTACGGTGAGCCAAGTGGCCAGGCCTTGTTTGATAACAGCCAAAACTTAAACAGCGAATACGTATTTGATGAACTAGGCTTACGTGGTCGTAGTACAGATGGTACTAGCGGTTTGCTTAGTACTGGCTTACTGTTAACACACGTGGTATTCCACCCAGTACAAAAAGCTCTAAACCGATTAATTCAAATCGATTACACAGTACGAGTTCAGACATTAACTAATCTAAGCTCAATAGGATAAGAAACATGGCATACACTATCAGTAAAACCGACGGCTCAACCCTAGTTGAATTAGCAGATGGCGTTATTAATACCGACACCGGTATTAATTTAATTGGCCGCAATAGTGTTAGCTATGGTGATGCTCAAAACGAAAACTTTGTACGACTACTAGAAAACTTTGCCGACAATATTCCTCCAGGACAAAGTGTGGGCTTTACTCCTATTAGAGGAACACTTTGGTATAATACCACAGAAACAAAATTAAGAGTGTACGACGGCCTTAATTGGAATGTAGTTAGCGGAGTTAATGTATCAGCAACAGCACCCACAATAGGTATTCAAGCTGGAGGCCAATGGTGGGATACCACTGACTATCAATTGAAATCGTGGGACGGATCAAATTGGCAATTGATCGGACCTGCTTATACTCGCAGTCAAGGAAAGAGCGGTACATTTGTTGAATCCATAACTGATTCTAACGGCACAGTACATACAGTAGTTAACACTTATGTACATGGTGCTTTAGTAAGTATTACTAGTGCCGATAGCACATTTACTGCTAATGCAGGATACAGTGGATTTGGCAGTATTCAATCTGGTACTAACATTCTTGGCAATGCAATAGTCAATGGAACTAGTACCAATGCATTAAGTCTAGGCGGCTCTCTTGCTAATGCTTATGCTCGCACAGACGTTGCTACAACATTTAACAAAGATGTAACTGTTAAAGACAAAGTTGTGTTTAATGGCACAACAGGTAATGCAAATGTTTACTATGATGCTCGTTCTTTAATTACACAAAATACAACACTACTTGGCAACATTGAATTTTATGTTAATGCTCCAGTTATAGGCAACACTAAACCGGCATGGATTGATGGCAATACTGCTACACTTAATACTAGCTTATTCCCTATTAACCAATATGGCGTTGTTAATAGTGGGTATCTAACAAACCAACTAAATGTGGTTTACGCAAATGTTATCACAGCCAACACAAGCATGAAGAGCTACGTTGATCATAACATTTCTTCTATTAATGCCAACATTGGTAGTGTTATTTTAAACACCGACGCTAATTTAAACAGCGCGGTTGCTAGTTTATCAAATAGCATTACAACATTAACTAATAATACACAGTCGGAAATTGCATTAATAACCGCCACAGGAGCAATACTGCAAGCAGAAATTAATAATTTGTACTCAAGTGTAGCTACATTAGCTAGTGTTGAGAGTCCTTCTCTAGTAGGAACGGTTACTGTTAACGGTAACATAGCGGCAACTGAAGATCAAGTTACTGCTAGTGCAAATGCACTATATGAGTATACTGACACAACTACTAATTTAATTGCACAGCAAGCACAGTCTAACTTGTTAAATGCAGTGAGCCCGTTGGCTCCAATTAATAGTCCAACGTTTACAGGCACTCCACGTGCCCCTACTCCGGCAGTAGGAGATACTACAGACAAGATTGCTACCACGGCATTTGTACAAACAGCAGTAAACAAGCTGTCTCTTATACACATCTCCGAGCCCACGAGACGCTACGCTATCTCGT